CGTGCTGACGGGCTGCAAAACGTGCTCATTGGCATGGGCACTAGTCGCGACAAGGGCCAGTACACCAAGACCACGGCTACAATTTTCCTAGCGCAAGAGGAGCTGGAGAATTTATATGGTGAATGGCTGCCTCGTCGCATTGTTGACATTTATGCTGACCAAGCCACTCGGAAAGGCTTCAAAGTATTGTTTGGCGGAGACGGCGTTAGAGCCGAAGAAGTGCAAGGCATTGAGCAAGTAATTGAAGACCTCTACATCCTTGAATTCCTCAACCTCGCAGCAAAGAACTCTCGTTTATATGGAGGCGCTTGCCTACTTCTGTTTATTGATGATGGTCGTCCCGCTTATATGCCTGTCGATAGAAGGAACATTCGTCGTGTGGAGGAAATTGAATGTTTGGACAGGTGGCAAATTGCCCCAGTCATCTCTGAGGAAAACCTCTACGACTATTCAAAGGCCAATTACTATCAAATTATTTCCGGCGATTTAATTAACGAACCCACGTTGTCCTACATCCATAAGGACAGGATTTTGCGGTTTGATGGGGATTGGCTGCCTTATCGCATTAGGCAGCGGAATTATGGCTGGGGCATGAGCAGCCTTCAAACTGTTTATGACAGCTTCCGCCACTATTGGACTGGCTTAAATTCAGCGGCCACGTTGCTCACTGAGTTTGATATTTTTGTGCATAAAGTGAAGGGACTTGCAGCGATGCTGGCAGCCGGGAAGGAAGGTGCCGTCAGGGACAGGCTGCAAGTAAATGATATGAGCAAGAGCGTTTATCGCGGCTATGCGATTGACGCGGAGAAGGAGGAGCTTGAATTTATTAGTCGTAATTTTGGCGGCATTGGAGAAGTGTTGGAGAAGCTGCGCGTTGACATTATTGGCGCCAGCAAAATTCCTCATACCGTACTGTTTGGCGAAAGCCCGAGCGGACTGGGCTCTACTGGCCGCAGCGAAGAGCGTGATTTTGCCAAGACGCTTGCTGACTATCAGAGCGTCCATTTCAAGCGGCCTATTAAGAAGCTGATGGAATACATCATGCTGAGCAAAGAGGGTCCGACGAATGGAAAGCTGCCTGAGTCGTGGCGCATCTCCTTCAACCCATTGTTTGAACTAAATGAGCGGGAAATGGCGGACGTGCGGGCGCGTGTGGCGGCTGTAGATGGCCGCTACATCCAGCTTGGCGTGCTGAGCCCGAAGGAAGTGGCGGACGCCCGCTATGGCGGTTCTGAATGGAGCATGGAGCTTACCCTCGATCCAACTGTCATTCGCGAACTTCCCGCTCAAGGTGGGGGTGGTTCCACTCAAGGGCGGGGTGGTTTTGCTGTGCCGCCTGGTGGTCGCGATCCAATGAATGAGGAGAATGGCACGTTACCGATGGATGGAAGTCGTGAAGTGGAAGATTCGGCTGGTTTGTTCCTGCCTCGCGATCTTGAGAAAGTGCGTGGCGACGTGGAATTTATTGACAAGGAGCTGCATTCTCGCGCTGTTAGCGCAGCCAAAGCGAAGTTCAAAGTGTGGCCTTCTGCTTACGCCAGTGGCTATGTGGTGCAGCAATATAAGCAAATGTTTAAGAAGAAGCACGGCTCATTAAGCGGAGCTTTTAAAGGAGACGAAGGTGAAATCCATGCCGATGATCTTGAGCAATGGTTCAAAGAAGAGTGGGTGAGGATTGGCGCCAATGGCGAAATCATGGGGCCATGCGGCGGACGTGAAGAAAAAGAGGGCAAGCCAAAGTGTTTACCTAAGGCCAAGGCTCAGGCTATGAGTAAAGAAGAGCGGCAAACCATTGTTGCTCGCAAGCGCAAAGCTGATCCTGATCCCGAGCGTCGCGGCCCTGCCAAGCTGGTTAGCAGCAAAGTGGATGCCATTGACCCATTAAAAACCAGCGGCCTAGTGCTGGGAGATGTGGACGAGGCTTCGTTGATTTCGGAAGAAGATATTGACGCCGCATTGAATCAATGGAAACAAGAAGCGCCGGAACGGTTTAAGGACATTCTGGAGGCCGAGGATGTCCAACCCTCTTAATCCGCTTTCGGAATTCTCCGCTTCCATTGTTCGCTTTGATGCCGAATGGAACTACGACCCAATTAGCGGGCGTTATCGCGGAGCAAATGGACGTTTTCTTTCTCAAGCCGCTGTGGAGGCATTAGTCGATGGTCGCATTTCTAATCTTGGTCGGCTCCTACGCCGTTATACAAATATGCTTGATCGTGGCGATATCACGCTGGATCAGTGGCAACAAAGCGTCAGGGAAGCGTTGAAGCTGGCCCACGTACAGGCTGCAATGATTGGCAGTGGGGGTCGCAATAGCATGACACCAGTTGAATGGGGCCGCATCGGCCAGAGGCTTCGTGCTGAATACCGTTATTTGGAGGTTTTTGCTCGCGATCTTTTGGCTGGGAGCGTATCTACTCCCATGGCTCTTGCTCGTATTGGGATGTATGCTGAAAGTGCGCGAGGTGCTTACTGGGAAGGCACATCCATGCGCCAGGAACGGCAAGGATATAGCCTGATGCGGCGCATCCTTGACAGCCAGGCCAAGCATTGCCAAGACTGCCTGGACTATGCAGCGCGAGGCGTTGTGCCAATTGGCAGTCTGCCCCTACCCGGACAGCGCTGTGCGTGCCGTTCCAATTGCAAATGTAAGGTAAAGTATCTGCGTCAGCAAGCGCCTGTCGTGGCGGTTTAGTCATGGATGTTTTGATTGGAAACACCGGCCTGATTGGCGGCATTCTCCAGGAACATCAGCAGTTCAACCATTCGTACAATTCCAGCAATTTGTATCGCGCTTCATTGCTAAATGGCACGATTGATAAGTTGTATCTAGCGTGTCTTCCGGCGGAGAAATGGAAGGCCAATCAAGATCCGGCAAAAGATTTCTTCAACATGCAAGAAATTGCAGCCACTATTCGCCCCTGGGAAACAAAGGAAATTATCCTCTATTCCACCATTGACATTTATAAACATTCTTTTGGCAGTTTGGACTATGGGCGCGTGAGGCGCATCTTTGAACTGCTTGTGAAATCAATGTTTCCAAATAGCGTGGTAAAAATTATTCGTCTTCCTGCATTGTTTCACAAGCGCATTAAAAAGAACGTTTTGTTTGATTTGCTGAATAATAATAATATTGATCAAATTAACGGAAATTCTGCTTATCAATGGTACGACTTAAACGATCTATGGGAAGACACTTTAGAGATTAAGGAAGCTGGAATTTACGATTTATTTTCTGAGCCCATTGAAACGCAGGAAATTCTTGATCGTTTCTTTCCTGAAGCCAAAGTGAGTTATGGCTCCCGTATTGACTATCATTGCGGGAGTTATAAGTACGGCAAAGAAGAAATGCTTGCAAAAATGGAGGCGTTTATCAATGCTTATCGGAATTAGTGCGATTGGCTGGGAGCCAGAACAGGAGGAGCAAATCTTAAGCGCCAATGCCGGGGCGTTTAATCTGCTGGAGATTGTTCCTCATCGAGTGTTTCAGCAACGCCTTGATTATGCAGACTTAGCAAAGAAATATAGGGAAGAATATGGTCTTTGGGCATATTCTGCTCAAGCTTTGTTTTTCGGCAGCAATGTAGAAAGTTTTGAAAATACCGAGGCCACTCAAGAGCATTTATTGCGCGTTATTAGGCTAGGTTCTTTTATGGGAATTAAGCGCTTTGTTCTTGGCAGTCCCGGTCTCCGGCGTGGAAGTCCTGCCTGTTTAATGAACGTGCTTCGCCGCATGGACAAGATTCTGGAAGCCAATGATGCCATTCTGTGCATTGAACCAGTGGCACGGGCATTTGGCGGAAAATATTTTCACACTGTTGGTGAAATTGTCAATTTAATTGATTATTACAATTTGAAAAATGTCAAGACCATGCTCGATACAAACAACGCATGGCTAGAGGGCGATAGCCCTAAAAAGATATTGGGACATTATCTTCCTTACATTGCTCACGTGCATATCAGCGACACTGATAATGGACCACTATTAAATAAATATGAGCACGAGCAAATTAGAGAAATGCTGGGCATGCATGGTTACCAGCTTGGCATTATTCGCGAACTTTTTAAGGCTAAAAATTATCTTCGTGAATATCCACTGTTCAGGCAAATCTATGCCTGATTGATAATGGTTTGAATGTGGTTTTTAATGGCATAGACACCTTGAATTTTGCCAGTAAAAATAGAAACGAAGTTATCACGCTGGCGATAAACGGGCATGCGATTGGCACTTCTGTCTTTAATCTTGGCCTTGGTAGAGCACACTGGCGCCACGGGTCTTAGATATAAATTAAAGTCCGGCCAATATTGCCTTGCATGATCCTCCATTTTTAAGCGATGGAGATTGTAGTCGTGATCGTTGTAATTGTCAACAGGACGAGCGCTTTGCGACAAAATCCCATGCTTTACGTGGCTCAAAGACATAAGCCCTTCGCCATAGGGATAGAGGGAGAATAATTCTCCGTCAATGTAAGTAAGTGCGCCAAAGGGAAGAGGCCGTTCAATGGTATAGAGCATCATCATGACGCGCTCAAAAAAGCAATTCTCTTCTGGCTTCAAAAGAAAGTTGTTAGTGCAATCAAGCACTAAATCATAGTCTTGTTGTAAAAGGGAGAGTTCATTGGCAACTATTTCTTCATGCACAACAAATGGCGAGAGAAGAGCTTGAAAATATTCTCCTGCCAATACAGGGTTGATAAATTTTTCTGGCGTGGCAATGGCACAGGAAGTGTTGTCTAGCCACGGGGCGTAAACCACGCGATGCGGCCATTCATCAAAAATTGTCAAAATTGTTGTGTCGTCCAATAAGCTTTCGTCTTGCGAAACAGCGTACAAATTGTCCGTAATGTCTTCAACAAGATGACCGTAGTCTTTTAAAAACGCATGGAAAGTAGTGCGGCACAATTGGCGCGTCCTTCCATTTCGTGCATAGTGATAGCCATAGTGCAAGCGATTCTGATTGATCAGCGATGCCTCGCTAATCAAATGATCATTGCGCTCGTAAATCGTAATGTTGTGTTCTTTGCTGAACTCTTTGGCTAGATGACAGCCCACCCAGCCGCCTCCGATGATGGCAATATTTTTCATCAGATGTCAAGACAGAGGACTGGCTGCACGCCTTGCCAATTGCTTTTGGCTTTATAGAGGTCTAACTGGGGAAAATATTCAATGCGACGGGCAAAACCAGTGCCATATGCGTCTGAATGACCTTGGTAGTTCCATTCGTCGGGACCATGGCGATCAGGATGGTAAACGTGAGTGGGTGCGTCGTTTAATTTCCAGAGCATGTAGTCCTCATTTGGCACGCCCCATTGCTTCCACCTTTGCAGAGCTTCAGGCGAGCAGTCCGTGTTTCGGATGGCCATCAAGCGGTCCTTGTGGCGCAGGAGGTAGTCCATGCGATACAGGCCAATGCTCATTGATGGCGTGCCCTTGAGGGCCACTTTCTCTGGACTGTCTACTGGCAACGACAAGGCAAGTTCGTAAAACAAGGGGCCAGCGATGCAGGTGTCGTGCAGAAGGAACCAATAGTCGCTGTGGATGTTGTTATCGACAATTTCAATGAGAGGAGTGTATTCAAAAGAGTTTTGCGGCGTCAACAGCATTGGCACGCCTTCGTAGTCCGTGATTGTCAGGGAATCCTCCCATCCACCATTGACAATCAAAATATGCTCTTTGGCAATGCCGTTTTGGAGTAGGGAAGGTACGATCACCTGCAATGTATGCGCTGCAAACTTCTGACAAGTGCTAATGCAGAAGCGCATTGAAGCTGGTGATAGTCGCATGGTTCGTCTCCTGCGCCCATAGTATAAACGCGGCTTATGATGGCGAAGATTCTTGTTTTGTCATGGCAAAAATTCTGTATTGCGGCGATGCTTTTGTGGAAACTGGCTTTGGCCGTGTGGCGGAAAACCTGCTTCCCGCATTGGCTGAAGAGCATGAAGTGAGCGTGTTGGCCGTTAACTACCATGGCGACCCAGATAAAGAGGCTCGTAAATACGACACCTACCCGGCGATGCTGCATGGCTCCGATCCATTTGGCTCCCATCGCATTGGAGAGCTAGTGCAAAAGATTAAACCAGATTTGGTGTGGGTGACAAATGATATTTGGATAGGCATCAGCTTATGGAAGGCTGTTAAGGCTTTTAAAGAAAGCATCGGCTTCAAATTCTTTGTGTATACGCCAATTGACAGCTACGGCTTGTTCCCCGAACTGTTAGAGCCTATTAACGAATGGGACGGCGTGGCCACTTATACGGAGTTTGGCGCCGAAGAGCTTCGCAAGATTGGCTATGAAAAACCAATTGGCATTATGGGGCATGGCACAGATTTCACCAAGTTTTTTCCCATGGACAAAGCCGAATGCCGAGAAAAACTGGGCGTTCCGCCAGATGTTTTCATTGTTTTCAATGGCAATAGAAACCAGCCCCGTAAGCGCATTGACTTAACCATTAAGGGCTTTATTAAATTTGCCAAGGACAAGCCTGATGCAAGACTATGGCTGAATATGGGCAGCAAAGATATGGGGTGGGATTTGATTCCGTTGTTTAAGCGCGTAGCGAGAGACGAAGGCTACGACCCAACCGGCAAACTTATTTTGACGAGTCCAAGCTTTTCGACGGCCAATTGTCTTACTATTGAGCAGCTCAACATGGTCTATAACGCTTCAGACATTGGCATCAACACTTGCATTGGGGAAGGCTGGGGCTTGGTTAACACTGAACATGCGGCCACTGGCGTGGCTCAGTTGGTGCCAGATCATACGAGCTGCAAGGAAATCTTTAGTGGCGTGCCGCGCATTGCCATTGAAAGCTGGGAAGTGGACAGGAATTATGGCCTTGACCGTGGCCAGCCATCGCCAGATCATTTAGCCGAATTGCTCACAATGTATTACGAAGATCGAGAGCAATTAAAGGATGATGGCGAATGGTGCAAGCAGCGCATTGAAGAATTCACTTGGCCTGGTATTACGGAGCTAATGATGGCTCAAGTGGAAACAGTTTTGACCATGGAGCCAGAAGAGCCTGAATTCAAGGGCTTTGGTACTCCCGCAAAAATTGATTGATGGCCATGCAGATTTCTCAAATTTTCCTAACCACTGATCCAGAAGAAAAGCTTTCCCCTTTTCTTCAATATGCCACTGGCACTATTGATACAGTATTTCCTAAAGCCAATCATGTCATTTACAACAATGAACAACTCCGTGATTTCATTGGTTCTGTTTATGGTGAGCACGTTTTATGGGCTTACGATTCGTTACGTCCTTTTTCGTATAAAGCTGATCTTGGGCGCTTCTGTCTCCTCAATCATTTTGGCGGCTGGTATTTCGATATTGCTATTCGCGCTGTTAATGCTGTGGACGTGGGAGATCGCATTAAATTTTTAGCCTTTCGTGATATCCAGCGATTTAGCTATACCAGTTGGGCTTGTGCCACAACTGTTTTGTATTCTCAGCCTAACAATGAGGCATTACAAGCTGCCATTGAAATGATTGTGGCCAACTGCGTGCAGCAGTATTACGGCATCACACCATTGTGCCCCACTGGCCCCACGCTTCTTGGCAAGGCGCTTGCGTCTAACGGAAGTCAGGCAGATTTTGTTTATGGAGACTATCTGGAGCTGACGCCCACGCACGAACAGAAGAATAGGGCGTTTGTGCTTCCCGATGGCACTATCATGGCGTGGAGCAAGCCAGCCGGAGGCGGCGACCTCACTGGACTGGGCGCCAAGAGCGTCAACAATTACAACGAACTATGGGCTGCGAGGCAAGTGTATGAAACCGTCTGATTACACCATCTATGCAGTGTGCATTCAAAACGAAAAGGTTCGTTATGAAGCGCAATCAAAAATCATCCCGATCATGGGCGGGGCCTGCAACATTGTCGATGCAGAGCGCAGGGCTTTGCGGAAGCAAGGTTATATGTTTGACGACGAAGGAGCGTTTATTTCCTCTTTAAATAGGCGATGGGGAGAACTATCTTGTGTGCATTGGATGTTGCTAAATGCTGAAGAAGCAAACATTGGCAATGCCCAATATCGTCGGAATTGGATAGAGCCTAAGTCCGGATGGTATGCGGAGGATGTGCTTTACGTGCCAGAGCCGGCTGTGTTTAGTTGCACGTTGGAGCAGCAGTTTTATGGCGGCCATTCAGAGTTTGACGCTCCTGCCATCACTCGCGAACTTGCTGATACCGGCGCCTGGGTATTCACGCGAGAAGAGATTGACAAATTATGGGCGCAAAATTTATTTATTGGTTGCAATATGGCTCGTGGTCCGAAGCAATATTACAAACAATTTATGACCACTTTATTTGTTTGTTTATTGCCTATCTGGGAAAAACATAAGGAACATTTTCTCTCCATTGAAGGCTATGACAAACGGGCTCTGGCCTTTATTGCCGAACGTTTACTGACTGGCCTGGTTTTATACCGTGACAAATTCTTTCCTGGCATGACCATTGAAACAGCGCCGATAGGATTTATTCATTGAGTATGCTTAAAGAAAGCATTACGACCATGACCAAGAAGGAAAAACAGGCCAAAGTGGCCAAGGTGATGCGTGAATTTAAAGCTGGCACGCTAAAGGGTAGCGACAAAAAACCTGTAAAGAATCGTAAGCAGGCCATTGCAATTGCCCTTTCAGAAGCCGGCATGAGCCGTCAGGGCAAGAGCGATGAATATTGGGATAATTATTTCATGACCCTCATTGGAGAAGAAGAAGAGGAAGAAGGCATGGAAGAAGAAGAAATGGAGGATGCCTCCTGCGGAAAAAAGCGCTGAGGGGCGACGCAGAAAGCTTCTCCCCTCCTGCTGGCGTTAGAAGCGCCGCCCGTCGCGGCCTAGAGCTTCGCAAGAAGCATGGAAAAGGCGGACTAACTACGCAAGAGGCCGGGAAGCAAGGCATTGGTAGCGGCGTGGCTCGCGCTAGTAATCTAGCTGGTGGTGGAGCCGTAAGCTTCGCCACAATTAAGCGTATGGCTGCTTTCTTTTCTCGCCACGAGAAAAACAAGAGCGGCGGAGAAAACGATGCTGGTTATATTGCTTGGCTGCTATGGGGCGGCGATGCCGGTAGGGCGTGGGCAAATCGCATTATTAAGATGGTAGAAAGTCGTCAAAAAGACCAATGAGCGAATATGTGCGCGTCATCGAAGAAGAAGACGAAGGCATTGGTCTTTTGAAGGCGCTAGCCATTCTTTCCGCAAACGAACACCGCAATACTTCCCAGTGGGAACTCGTTGAAAAGCAATGCTTTAAGAATGGTCGCTTAGATGAAACTCACATCTATGTGATGAGTGTTTACGAAAAGCCCGACCCTCATTTTGACCCCACCAAGTTTCTCACGTTTGAAATTGAGGCGATGGCTAAAGCTTATATCATGGAAGGCATTGAAAGTCAACTTAGCGAGCTTCGCGGAGATGACGACGAAGATTAATGTCGCGTATGGGCGATAAAAGACGGATAGCCCATCAGCCATAACACGCTTATCCCATAGAGGCCGCTGAGGGTGCGAATTTGCACGCAGTCTGGCGGGACA